ATAAGTTATTAACACCATCGAAACCTATATACGCATTAACTAGACCCCCATCTTGGCTAAGTTGAAGTAATGCAGTATCACTTTCATTTACATTATCTGTGTCAGCCTCAATAATAAGAACACCATCACCAGTTCCACCTGTTACCTTCGCACCAGTGCTAGTCGTGATTAATCTTGCAGAACCATTATGGAATAATGTAACTGCTCCACCCTCTGTTGCAGTAATATAATCATTGGAAGAGGAATCATCTATGTTTATTGCTGTTCCTCTAATGAATAGCCCACCAGTCCCTTGGTCTATTATTGCACTGTTTGACCCATCGTGGAATATCTCTAAATCTTGAGATGCTCCTAGTCTCAATTTCTCATTATCGCCTACATCAACGCCATCGGCAGTAAGAACTCCTGTTACTGTCGCACCAGTCGAGGTTGTTGCTAATTTTAAATTTCCATAATTGTATAATTCAGATGCACCTGTTGACCCATCAGCCTTAAAGTATAATGCTGTACCACCACTTCCATCATCTGTTCTAATATCTACATCTAAATCATTTGCAAAATTTGTAATTTGAATACCACCAGTAGTTTCAAATATTTGTAAATTAGAGCCAGTATGTCTTATTGCGCCATCCTGAGATGAACCTAGTCTTATCTCTTCATTATCATCTAAGTCTACACCATCAGCTACTAACGTACCTGTTACTGTCGCACCAGAAGATGTGGTAAAAAATTTAACAGCTCCATCATGCATGAGTGTGACTGCACCATTTTCTGCAAATGTTGCCATATTTTCTCTTGATGACTCACTTGGGTTATTTTGAATATTAACTTGAGAAGACCTTATGAATAATGAACCAGTTCCCCTATCATCTATTAAACTTGAATTTCCATCGTGGAATATCTCTAAATCAGGTGAAGATGTATCACCGAACGTAGCTTTGACATTATCACTAAAATGTAAATTACCAGAGGTCTTGGTATCTGCCGCATCACTGCGTAGGAATGATGTACTGTCTAGGCTATCAAGGGTGGTTGCGTTTACGTTAGTAAGGCTAGAACCATCTCCATCGGCAAGCAAAACTGTACCTGTCGCATTTGGAAGCGTGATTGTTCTATCAGCCGTTGGGTCGGTAATCGTAAGCGTAGTCTCATGAGCGTCAGCCGTAGCACCCTCAAAAATGATAGCATTGGCTGCGTTCATCGTCACTGTATCAAAGGTTGTAGTTGTACCAGCAACTGTTAGCTTCGGTACAAGTAACTCCCCTGTCGATGGGTTGTATCGCAATGCACCAGTATCATCCAATAATCCATTGGACTCATCGTGAAACACAACAGGAAAGTTTGTATTAGCTGTGCTATCACTTACCGTTGTTGTGGATGCAAGCGTAGCAGTAGCAGCATTGCCAGTAATATCAGAGGATATGGACGCTGGTAGTCTTGCGTCTGCAACCGTGCCAGATAGTTGTGATGCATCAATGGTTTTGTTTGTCAAAGTATCCGTAGAACTTGCTGTAATACCGCCAATGTCTGACAATACTTCCGCAGCGGAACGTCCTTCTATTGCTGTGCCGTCTACTTTAAGAAAATCATTATCTGCTACACCGCTCGTAAACTTAGGAATATTTGTATTCGATATGCCTGTGTCTAACGTAGCGGCCGTACCAAGTCCTAGTGATGTTCTAACCGTAGCACCAGTTTCAAGCACAAAGTTAGAGCCATCTCCTACAATAAATCCACCATCTGTAACCGCCAAACCAGCTACATCTTGTAGTTGTGCGTCTAGTCTTGCATTTGCTATTGTACCTGATAGCTGAGAAACATCGATTGTTTTGTTGGTCAACGTAGTTGTGCTATCAGCCGTAATAACCCCTAAGTCACTTACTACTTCTGATGCGCTCCTTCCTTCAATAACACTACCATCTACTTTCAGAAAGTCATTGTCAGCAACACCTGATGTAAACTTTGGTATGTTATTGTTTCCAATACCGACATTCAGTGTTGCCACTGTGCCAAGACCTGAGAAGTTACTTGCATCCAGGTAATAACTACCTTGTTGACCATCTAGCAAATCTGCATCCAATCCTGATGATGCACCATCCACTGTTTTGATAGCACTTAATATTTCAGATGCTGTCTGGTCTGTTGTGGCACTTGCTTCAATACCATCAAGTTTTGCCTTATCACTGCTAGACATCAATCCATTTGCTGATGAGGTGGCAACATCTGTAAGACTACTATCTGCTTCTGGCACACCACTACTTGAATTAAATTTTAACACACCACCCTTGAGGTCTATATTATGTGGTAATGCACCAGATGTAGTATCGGATTCTGGTCTGAGTAAGGCTCGGTCTAATCGTCTGCTTACTTGCTGTATTTGCAAAGCCATTCGGTCGAGTGCATTCTCGTGTGTTTCTGCTGGAAATGGGTCATTGGTTCTGTAATCGGTAGGCTGTGTAAATGCCATATTACGCATCAAAAATACAGTTTCACTTGCCGTAGGCGCAGTCACAAACGTAACTGTACCACCATTAACATTACCAGTGCCTGTTACTGCATAGTTTGTACTTCCTGTTCCTATAGACCTAACAGACTCTACACCTGTAGCCGTTGTGACCACAATGACTTTGATGTCTGTTGTTTCTAATATCTCAAAGGTAAAACTAAATGCAGTAGTTGTACCATCGCCTGTATATGTATTTGTTGTTGTCGTTGTTGTAACTGTCATGGTTTTAGGTCTTTATAATATAGTTGAGAATAATTGTTGGTTGTACGTTGTTGTGTGCTTGTCCACCACCTGTAGAACCTGTGCTACCACTTGAAGTAGAGGTAATTGGTCTCGGTGCGCTTGAGCTTGTAGTTGTTTGATATCTATCCCCAGTGCTTGAACCTGTGAGTACACCACTATGAGCATGAGATGGAATTTGGTCTACTGTTAGTGTGTGTGTCTCAGCACCACCTGTATCACCTAATGTATCACCATTTAAACCACCTGTTTGGTCAGTTAGACGGTTAGCAGATGAGCCAGACATATCATCTTTACCAGCAACAACACGTCCCTGTAAGTCTGGCAAGTTAAATGTGGTAGTTGCGCCTGACTGGTCAGTAACACCTGCATTATATGCATCGCCACCATAGGTATTGGATATAACAGCGTGTAAATCTTTATAGGTAAATGTGTTTACAGCCTGACCACCACACAATAAAAAGCCAGTAGGAGCAGATGTACCAGCAAAAGGTATTACCATACCAGAAGAAAAACCAACCGCTAATGTAGTATAACTAAACGAACCATCTCCATCTGAGGTGATTGCCTGACCAGATGTGCCATTGCCAGATATATTCAACTCACTTGCTGTAACAGCATTCGTATCGATTTGTGATGAGCCTACGGTATTAAGGGTTGCTAAATTACCTAAACCTATTGTGGTTCTTACCGCAGATGCGCTGGTGTCATCTACGATTGTAGCAGCAAACGTGGATATTGGTGTAACATCGGCTGTTCCAGACACCGCAATCACATCACCATTTGTATCAAACCCTAAATATTTACTAGCTCTTTCTGTGGAAGTCGGAATGGTTATTGTGCCTGTATCGGTTTGTGCAAACTTAAATGTTCTATCTATTTCTTCTTGCTGTTGTTGTTGAATAAAGGTTAGTTTATCCAATGCTTCTTCATGCGCTGCTGCTGGAAAGCTATCATTAGGTGTATAGTCTGTGTTTTGCGTAAGTGTCATTACACGTTTTAACAACACCGTCTCACCGCTTTGCGGTCTTCTGTCTGTTGTATCGTAGTTACTATCGCCTGAGTTACCTGTATCAAACTTAAACGTAACTGTGCCACCATCAGACTCACCAGCATTACTCACGAGATAATCGGTATTAATGGTTTTAGTTACTTCTGCACCAGTGCTATCTGTTCTGACAATAACAACTAAATCACTATCATTAAATATTTTGAAGCTATAGGCAAAAGCAGAGGTAGTGCCATCACCACTATAGCTGACTTTTGTTGTAGTGCTACTGACTGTCATATCTACTCCTACTTACTTTCTTATACCTTATTTTTATGTGTCAGCAAAGTTTTAGTACCTGTTTACAAACTGACTTGGTGGTATGTAAAATTCTTGACCTGTTTCTCTTTCCATTCTTTTTTCCATACGTTTTAAATACCCTGGGTTTGCAAATTCTTGCAATTCATAAACAAATAAATAATCTAATGCCAATTTTGTATAAAATAAATTTATAAATGGTGTATTTCTCAAAGCCAATCTTACTGTAGATGCAGAAGCATCATCACCATCTCTAAATTTTGCAAATATTTTTAAAATATCAGCAGCTGTTCCCAGTGTTGGACCAGCAAATGTTTCAAGAGGACTTTGACCATAACGATTAAATTCGCCAAAAATAAAATCCCCATAAATACCAGCACCGCCACCTTGCACAAAAGCTCGTGTTAGTGTTTCTGTGTTAAGTGTATAATTCTCTCCAAACACTTCTTGAGGGTCTCTACCTTTCAAAACATCTTTTGTAGCATTGGCTAAATATCCCATCATTGTTGTACCAACCATCATTTTTGCTAAACCAACTATGCCGCCAGTAGCAAGCTGCCTACTCATACCCTTAGTAATATACGTTATTGGAAATCCTTTGAGTTGCATAATTAATCTGATTGCCTCTCCGCCAACCGTTCCTCGTGGCAATCCTTGATTCATAATTGCTCTTTCTCTTGCCCCAGGTGTAGGTATAGCTGTATCTGCACTATCCGTTAGATAAGAAGCAAATTTAGTTCTTAAATCATCTTTAAATTGCACTCTCATTTTGTCTGTAATATCTAATGTATTTTCTCTGTCCCTTATAATTGGGTCTATACTTTGATTTGATAAATTATCAATTTCTTTTGGGATAAGATATTTCTTACCATCCAATGCTTTCATATCTAATTGTCTTACCAAACTCCAATCATCTCTTCCAATATTGTAAAGTCTGAGTAATCTTTGGGTTTCTGGTGGTATTTTATCAAAACTTTTATTTGCATAATTTGCTAAGTCTGCTGATAACATTCTTGCGATACCTGTTTTTTGTGCATTGTTCCACCAAGTCATTCCATTTAATTTAAAAAATGTTTGATGTAATTTAGCAATTTTTCCAGGTCCGCTGTCATTTGCACCAAATCGTGCGTGAACATCACCTAACATATTTTCAACACCCACATTCAAAAGATAAGCTAATTCTTTTTGTTCTTTAGTTTCAAACATTCTAAACGTATCAGCGAAGGCTCTCGCATACGAACCAAATATACCTCTTTGTGTATTTGAATTTATAAAAGCTGCCTTTGTTCCTAAATCAGAGATTGACGATATGGTTGCAAAACCTAGTTTTGCCATGTTTTGAACCATTCTTACACCAGCAGATATTCCTGCAAAATCTACATTTAGACCCCAAACTGGTTGACCTGCTCCTCTTGCTCTTGTTGTGCCATCTAATTCTGCAAATTGATTTTTTAAAATTCTATCGTTGATTTTACTAAATATTGCTGGGTTAGATTTTGCTTCAGATTGCATATCGCTTAATACTTTTTTAAACATATTTTGTGGGTTTGTACCAAAAGTTTCAAGCAATCCAATAGATTGTGCATCATGGGTAATTGAATTTATTACTGCTTCTGAAAATGTCATTCGAGTATATTTGTTTGCATAAGCAAAAGCAGATTTGCCATCCCTAAAATGCAATATTCTTTCGCTGCTTAATTTTTTTGCTAAGTTTCTTGGGCCTGTAAACTGAGACAACTGGTCTATTATGCCGTCATCACTATAAATAGCATCTGTTTTTTGGTGGTTTCCTGTAACTAAATTATCATAAATATTGCCAAGAAACTCATCTTCACCCATTCTCGGTGGTTTATGTTTGAATGTTTGCTCTCTATTGATAAAATTTTTAACGTCATTTATCCAGTTTTGTTTATCAACCGCTGTGCCCTTTCCTCTTATAAGTATTGGGTCATGTGACTGACGAACAACATAATTCTCTAATTCACCAATATTTGCACCATTTCTATTTTTTCTATCCAGTAATCTTTTTTGAATTTTTCGCACCGCTTCTGCTATTTGCCTTGCTTCTTTACTGCCACTTGAACCAAGCCCATCAAACAATTCTCTATATATTTCTGCATCTAATTCATTAGCTTGAAACAATTTAATCAAATCATTTCTTTTAAGTTCTGCTGCCAGTATTCCTAAATGGTCAGACATGATAGCCTGTTGTTTTGCATCTACACTATATAAACCACGTCTTGCATCTCCGACCATTAAAGCTGATAATGCCTTTCCTGGGTTGCTTGGCTCTGTGCGAATGACGTTCATTATATTTCTATATGCTCTGGCGTTAATTAATTGATTTCGTTTTTGTATTGCAGCAGATATTTTTGCTTGTTTTGTGATTTCTATTGCTTCTGCATATAAATCTTTCAGTGTTTCGTCTCCGATAACGCCACCACGCTTTTCAATTCTTTGTTCCATTACATCTAAGATATCTTGCAATTCTTCTTTCAATAACGGAAAATCGTATTTTTTTGATACTTGCTGAAGATTTGTTAAACATATTTTTGTCATCGTTTATAATTCCTGTTCATACATTCAGCAGCAAGTCTTGTAATTTCTTCAAAATTTTCTGACTTAGAAATTAAATCATCTGCCGCTTCTATCTCTCTTGCAAACTCGCTGGGTATTGGTATTTCTGAATTTTCTAAATCTCTCAGTAGAAGTTCTGATTCTGCAAGTAATTCATTTAACGCTAACTCTTCAATGGCATCAGAAGCAGCGTCCATTTCTTGCAAAACTTCTTTTTGGTCCACCATATTCCCAAGATTATAATCTTCCGCTAAGGCTTGGTCCCTCAAATTGTAAAATTCTTGTTCTGTTAAATCGCCTTGTCTTTGTGCTGTAGCAAAGTCAATTCTTTCTTGTCTGTCTATTGATTCAGACAAAACAGTTAGAAAAGTTTCATCCGTCATTCCTGCTGGGTTTATTTTATAAAAGTCAGCTAAATCTAAAAGTTCTTTTGCTTTTTCAAATTCTAAAACTTGAGCGGAATCAAATTGTGAAAAAACAGAACTTGAATGTAAATCTTCTGATAATAAATCTAAAAAATCCGCCACAGAAAAATCATCTATATCTCCATCAAATGACTCTGGGATATACCCTTCTTCTCTCGCTCGTGTAATTAATTCTTCTAATTTTTTTCCGCCTTTTGCTTCTGTCTTGGCGATTGAAAAATAATTTTTATCAAAAATAGATTTTACATCCCCAATATTAGGATCCTTTGTTGATATTCCTCCTTCACTTTTGACGAATTGAATAAGTGTTTTTGGTTTCTTTACTTTTAGGGTTTCTGGTAGTGATTTTCCTTTTGTTTTAAAAACCGATATCTCTTCAATACCAGGAGCATCATCTTTAACAACTATTTCTGCTTTTACATTTCCATCTTTATCAAATGTTCTTTCAACAGAACGAACTGTTGGGTCTACATCTTTTACTCTTTTTGCTCTTCTTATAATATTTTCTGTTGCAAGATTTACGGTTGCTTGATGTAAATTACCTCCAGATATCTCTTGGTCATTGACTGCTTGAGCAACAGATGTTGTTAAAGCCTGGTCTCGTATTTCTTGCTTTGATGCGTTTATTCTATCAGATAATTTTCCAAAACCTACGTGAAGCCCTCCTCCCATAACACCGCCAAATGTAACATTAAGAAAACTATCCATAAGACCGTAATCATTATCTTGTTCATAATTGGCTTGTAAGTTGATAGGTATTTCTAATAACGAAGCACCAACAACACCATCTGTCACACCTGTTGCAAATCTACCGCCAGTTTTTCCATAACGAGCAGCAAAACTTGCAGCCCTAGCTGTACTGACAACAGGCAAAAACGCAGCTGCAATATTTATGGGGTCAAGTAAACTTGCTGCTATTCCTGTTGCGAATTGTAATGCACCTAATCGAAAACCCCCTCTTGACCTACTTAATGTCAAATTAAAAGCATCTCTTTTGTCTTGTCTTTCAGCAAGCAGTTTTGCAACACCCTCTTTCATTCCTTGAGGGCCAACTTCTATCCCTGGTCTATAATATTCACTCTCTTTATACTCATCTGGAGATAATATTTTACCTCTTTCTATTTCTGCTTGTCTTTGTTCAAAAAACCTATCAGCAACATTCAATGGGTTGTAATAGAAGTGTTGGTCTAATGTTGCACCCAAAACATCTAGCGAACCCACTTTTGTTGTGCTGAAATATTTTTCAGATATATTTGGGTCATATTCTTGTTCTGGAATATATATCTCAACCATTAAAATAATTTTCCGATAAACTGCAATGGATTATTAATAAATTGTCTATCTGCTGTCCCTGGGTTTAAAATTTTTGATAACTGTTGTTGTTTTTCTTGTAACTGGGTAGCACCGCTAATCAAATCACTAAATTTAACTTCAATAAATAAAAGTTGATTATCAGATTTTCTGCGAACAAGATTACCTGTTTTATCAATAAGATACACACCAGAGTTATCTGTTGTTGTTACCCATCTTCCCTCGTTAATAATATCTGTAATATATTCCTCATCTGTAATAGATTCTTGAATCCCTACTTGCGTTGGAACTTCAATAATATCAAGCAAGTAATTCTTTTCTAAATCACCTATCGATTTTTCTAACAAAGTTCCTATTTGTTCTTTGAATCCATCTAAGCCTTTTTTTAATCTTACAGAATTATTTTTGACTTGAATGAAAGAATATTGGCTATTAATTACAGCATCGGCTGCTTTTTTTGCTGCTTCTTTTGGGTCAATATCCGAAATCGACATATAGTAAAAAGCTGTATTTTTAACAACATCTCTCATTGCAAACACATGAGCAGCTCTTTTATCAGTAGCCGTTCTTTGAAGCACATCTTCAAAACCTCCACCAATAATACTTCTTGAATAATCACTTAATTCCTGTCTTACTGCTTCTGTTGTGGCATCTCTTTGGTCCGTTGTAAGTTCTTGTTTAAATCTTTTAACAGACTCAACAGAATTTGCTGCATCAACAT